CTCGTATTCGTCTTCCATTCGATGCAGCTTCCCAAGGAGGAACAAGAGTTCGCTCTTGATTGCAGTCGCGCGCTCTTTCCAACTTGTCATGACACGCCTGAAAATCCTCCTATCGGCGCGCCCGCCGTCGGGTCGATGCCCGTTCTTTTGCCTTGTGCTTCAACAATGTTCCAGTGCGCCTGACTCTTCTCTTGTGCGTCCTTACTTGCAACGTCTGCCTGCTTCTCAATCAGCTTGGCCCTCAAGTCAGCCTGTGTCTTCAACAGGTCCTGCTGAGACTTTTGCTGCTGAATGAGGAGTTTTAACTGCTCCGCAGAAGGTTGCTGCGGCTGGGCAGGTTGCCCTGACTGCTGCATCTGCTCGGCGGATGCAATGGCTCTGTCCAAAATGGACTCCACACCCGCAGAGTCCGGCTGGCCTGCCATGTACCACTTCAGCATTTCAAGCAGGTATGGCCCCGCGGTGGGGAGCATCTGCACCAATGGCAGCGCCGAAGTAATGAAGCCCGCCAGAGATTGAATGTACTCGGTCTTTTGCTGTTTCAATGCGGCGAAGTCAGTCAAGTTCACCGATTCCGGCTTCACTTCCACTCGCCACTGAGAATGGTCGCTCTTTAAGAGCTGCACCGCCTGCTCAGCGTACTGAGCATCGGGGGTGAACATGATGTTACTGCGCTCGATGATTGTCTTGGCGTCATAGTGCTTACAAATAATCTCCGCTTTGATTTTGAGGAGGTCGGTTGCAAACCTGGCGAACTCATCCTGTAGCCAGCGCATCCGGACCGAAGCAAATCGAGTCTTCGCCCTCTGCTCTGTTGCGGTGACTCCAGATTCAAGGGCCTCCCCTCGAAGAATGTCGCTGAAACCCGTTATCTGGTAGAGAGAGGAAAGGACGTTTTCTTGCTCTGCGGTCAGTTGCTGAAGAACGCTGGCAATCAAATCGATTGGGAAGAGGTCTATCTGCCCCTTGATGCCGCCCTTCTCGGCGAACATCGCCCAGTTGTCCACCGGGATGAGCTGATTCTGACTCGTCTCCTTCACCAGTCGCTGGAGGTCGCCTGCTGTCTTGTTGTAGCAGCCGGCCACGCGCAGAGCGTCAATGAGCAGCGTCTTTCGAGCGGTGATGCGGTCGAGCAGGTTGTACTGGTCCTTGGCCAGCATGAAGTCTGGGCGTGGGATGGTTGTGGACGTGGTGAGGTTCGCGCACATGGGGCGCGGGCAGGGGAAGAACCCCTCCAGCCCCAGTGGGTCATCCTGATAGTCCAGGATGTAAGGAAAGCCTTCTACCCACCACAGAACGCAGCGGTACTCCTTGTGCCAGACCTCCCAGACGTCGGCCTTGGGCCATGGGTCCTGTGCCCGGACCTCCTGCCGCATCTTGTCCTTCTTGTGGTTCAGCGGGACGGAGCGCGCCAGCGCAACGCCATTGGCCGGCTCGCCTTCCCTGGAGCAGAGACGAGCGAGTGACTCTGAAAAGCGAGCGACAATCTGCTTTCGAGTGAGCGCGGAACGAAAGGCGACCCAGCGTTTCTCGTTCTCGGTTCTGGCCCCGGCACTCCACAGCTGGTCCGCCCAGTGGAGATAGTCGGTGACGATGTCTTCATCCACCTTCTCCTCATGTTCAGGGACAGCGGGCGCTGCCTCCATGTCCCCGACCATCATGGCCGGCTCTTCGGGCACCGTCTGAAACTCCGCGATGTAGCGTTCTCTGGCGTTGCCAAGGCCAACCTGCATCCGGTCGTCCAGCGCATAGGCCAGCCCGTCTACGTAGCCATCCCCCGCCCGAGACATGTCGAGGTTCAGGTTTCGCTCGAGGATGTTCGCGGCCACCCTCGCAATGTCATCGTCGGCATCGGCGTTGCGCCTGGTGACATCGGCGCTTGGGACTTGGCCGTAGATGAGCGCGCGCTGGGTCTGGATGTTCATCGGGTAGGCGTTCCAGCGGGTGAAGCGCGCCTCGGGAGATTGGCGCTCGTCTCGGAAGCGGCGCAGAATGTCGCGGCTGTCGGAGTGCCACTGCTGGACCTCGATACGGGCCGCAGCGAATTCAATCTGCATTCGCTTGGCCCAGGCCGTTGGGTCCATCCCTTCCGGTTCTTGCTCGCCATCGGGCGAAGTCTGTTCCCCTTGCTCAGCCATGAGTTATCCGGTTTGAAAGAGTGGTAACTGGCCAGCTCGAGCTGCGCGCAACGTCAGGCCTTGGGATCCGGCCTCGAGGCGCTCTGTGGCCACCTTGGCGAACGCGGCGTCTTTCTCGATGCCGATGAAACGACGGCCGAGACGGAGGCAGGCGACGCCGGTTGTGCCACTGCCAGCGAAGGGGTCGAGGACCAGGTCGCCGGGGTCGGTGAAGTCCTCGACCAGCTGCAACATGAGCGGCGTCGGCTTTTCCGTCATATGCTCAGCAGGCCGGTGCTCAACCGTCGATGCCCGCGCCGACTCGTACACGCCCCTCTTGCCGCCACCATTCCAGCGTGAACGACCGGGAGCATGCGCGCAGACGATGGATTCGTAGCCCATCCCAGGTCGATCCCCGCTGAGCTGCGGCTGCGCATCAAGCTTCAACCAAGCGCACGTCCGTCGGTAGCTTGCGCCCACCGCCACCAGCTCGCGCCGCCAAGCGGCAACGGCCTCCACTTGGCAGAACACCAGCATCCACCGCCGCGCGAGCCGGGCAATATGCGCTGACGCATGGGTTCGGACCTCTTCGGTGATCGGCTCGAAGTTGAGAGCGAGATCGCCTACCACGCCATAGTGGCCGCTTCCGCCTGCGATCTTGATGCGCCTGCCCTTCGTGTGCGCCTCGGCCTCATACGGCGGATCCGTAATGACATGGTCCACCGACTTATCGGCCAGCAGCGGCAGCACTTCCCGGTTGTCCGCACAGATGAGCGCCCAGCGCTCGCGCCCGTCCGCGACAGATGCAATCTGCTCGGCCATCGGTCCCATCTCAGGCGGTCCTCGAGTAGGCATTTACGCTGGCCTTTGGACACCAATGGGAGTGCGGCAGTGTCCTTGTTATGTCAGCGCCACAGTGGCAAACGGGCGCAGGCTGAGGCAGTTCTGTCATTGGCAAAGCCGGTTGTTCATCAAGCCGAATCACGCATGGCTGAGGTTTCTCTTTGAATGGCCATAGGGAGCTATCGAAAACAACGTCGCTCGGGATGAAGATGGAGAAACCCAAGGTCTCTAGATTGCGCTTGGTGAATTCGTTGGCCTCGGCCGAACTCAGCTCAAGCAAATAGCCGTCTCGCATTAGGTCGCACTTTAGTTTCATGCGGTTCTCGAGTAAGGGTCTACGTTTTCCCGGGCCGCCCACAAATCCTCGAGCGTCACGCCCTTGGACACAATTGGCTCTAGTTTTGGTACGACTGGCTTCTGTATCAAAAGGCGTGCGACGCGGACGACAACGCCTGTGTAGCGAAACGCGTCTGCCGTGTGGCTTGCCCAGTTATGAAGTGGCTTTCTGGAAAAGCAGCGCGCATCCTCGTCCCATTCATAGCGATATTCCCGGAGGTCCTCGAGGCCCTGCGCGCACCGTGGATGAAAGCGCGTCCCAGGCCGCTCCAAGAGCCATCTGCCCGCTTGAATGCCGTCAAGTAGCGACAGACGAGGCCCAATGGCCACTTTGTCCGTGCCATAGCGCTCTAGGAAATGGTCAAGAATGCTTTGCTGGGATGCCAGCGTGCGAGATGCGGCGTCATGCGGCAGCCAATGCTTCACATACATAAATCCCATGTCCTGAGCTGTCGTTTCTAGCAAATCAAAGAAGTGGCTGATGGGTTTTCCGCTTGCTTTGTAGAACCCAACGAAGTCCACGCCATCATCCTTCACTCTCCAAAACCAAACGGCAGTGGAATCCGTGAATCCCAGGTCCCAGGAAGTGAAGATGCCATCTGTCGGATGCTCGAAAGCAAGTGTGCCGCCCCTTGCCTGAACCGTGTCCAACAGCTCGCCATAGACAGACCCGACGTCGGATGTGGCTTCCTTCCCATCCACATAGACTTTTATCCATTCACTGTCTTTACCGATGCACAAATCGTCGTAGTATCGGGCAGGGAGATTCTCGAGGTTCTCGGCGAATTCGCTTCGTCCACCGGGCTGATGCCAGAGCTTGAAGTGTTCCTTCACTTGAGTGTCTTCTGAGTTGAAAAGCTTTGCTCCCCAATGCGTGCCATGCCAGGGATTTGTATCCATCCAGATGCCTGACCAGGTGGGGCCGCCTTGAAGCCGCGAGGGGTAGCGGCCGATTCTCGTCTGGAGCACGTCCAGCACGTGTTTTGGAATCTCGCGCGCCTCATTCACGAATGCGCCCGTGAGTTCCAGGCTGAGCAACTTCGCTACGTCCTCAGGCCTATCCAGCGCGCGGAATAGGACTTCGGACTCCACATCCTCGAAGCGAAGTCTGCAAACAAATTCCTGCTCCTTCCATGTCCGAACCTGGTGCGGCACCCAGTGTTCGAATGTTTTTCGCGTCGTGTCCCTTAATTGCCCATAGGTGTTGCGGATGACGGCCCAACGGGTGCGTCGGATGCCATCTGGCCCCTTCTCTTGTTTCTGGGAACGTAAGAGCAGTTCCAGCACACAGGCGCTGCTTTTGCCGCTCCCCACAGGCCCCATGAGGCAGCGCACCCGGGCGTCGCTGCGCTGAAAGTGCGTAATGGTGCGCGCAGCCTCAAAGCGCAGCGCCAAGTCTGGCGCGGCGCTCATTTCTTGCCCTTTTGGAGCGCCTGCTGAAGCAGCTGTGGGGCGCGAAGCCGCCAGTCCGGGTCAAGGCTACCGCGCAACCGGGCTAGCTCTACTTTCAGAACCTCGTCCAGGGCAACGAGCTTTGCTCGATAGCCCTCGAGGTCCCCTTGGGCCAGGGGCATGACTAAGCGGGCCCCTCGCCCTCGTTTGAAAGCGGATGTGCCGGTGGGGTGTTGCCGAAGGTGTGGCGACCTGGGTAGCCGGTCCTCGTGCCAAACCCGGAATAACTTCCCCCTGTCGGAGGAGGCTTGGGGTGTTTCAGGGCATGGGCGGTGGCGCGCTGGTTTGCCTCGTTAAACGTCTTCCCCTTGTCCGCCTTCACAAATTCCTTCGCTGTCTTCTGAGGAATCCCCTTCTCCTTGGCCAAGGAGGGATTGGCCGCGGCGGCGGCCATGAGGTTGTGCTGCGCTTGGGACTTGCTTGGCATTGGCGATGACCTCCGCGCCGCTGCCCGGTAGTTCTCTTTGCACAATTGTTATTGACAACCGGGGCGGCTCACTCTCGCTCCCTCGCAACTGCGCACTATCCTTGTCTGCCCAGTGTTTTGCAAATCGTTTCGAGAGGATGGCTAAGCCAAGCTTTCCGTCTGCCCGCCCTGCGGCATAGACGTCTTTGGCCAAGGTGACATGACAGACAGCCCTGGCCGTCCTCACCTCTCGTGCAAAAGCTTGATAGCCGTTCTTCTTTTGTGCGCGTCCCCTTTGAAGCCAGCGTCGAAACGTACTGCCATCGATTCCCGCAGCATTGGCCGCCGCCGATGCCGGGGCACCGTTTCGAATGTCCGCTACAATGGTCGCCATTACTTCTGGATTCAGTTTGCTTGGCCGCCCGCGTTTCTTTGGCCTACGTCCCACGGTTATCTACCAAGCACAAGGTCCGATTAGCGTATTGACAACCAAACCCAATTTCTAGTCATCCTCGCGCGACGTCTTTAGCACCTCAGTAACGACTCTCGCCCATGGATTACTTAGCTGAAGTCTTGGCTAAGCGTGCGACAGCATCCACAATGCTACGAGATACATCATCCATAGCCTCTTGCATCTCCAGCGCCTTCTCTCGCCACGCCCGTGCACTCGACTCGGCTGCCTCAAGCTGAGCCCTGAGTGTCGTAATCTCTGGCACACCTCGGAAGCGCCCATACCAATCTGCCAGCTCGGAGGTGTCGTCCGGCACCATAGGATGGGCCTACTACCACAGATGCCAGCGCTGCGACCCTGTTTGCGACTGGAGAATTATACAGAAGCTGCTGTCAAGTCATAGTCAGCTAATTGCTCCGCCAGGTGGTTCACCTCAGCCTGGACATAAGCGAGGTCTCGATACGGATCCCCCCTGGCCCAGCGGGACGTGTCCGGGTGAGCCAAATAAAACAGGGACAAGTCGCCAGCGTGCCCGGTGTCAAAACCAATCCAGTGGGGTCGGTCAGACTCTCCAGCGGCCGGAACATGGCAAATGTCACCCTGG